GTATGCCCATGGTAGTTTAGGATCACCACGGCGAATATGTAAGAAAATCTTACGATCACCTTCAATACTATCAATCATCTCCTTACAAGGATTGTAGATAGAATCATGAAACTGAAAGTCCTCACGAAGTTCTTTCTCTACATTTTTAAAATATTTTTCTGTCTGAAAATATCCCTCAAGATTAACATTATCAGGACACTCATCAAACAATTCTTGATTAAAGTGAAACTCTTTCCAGATAGCCCACTGTCTATCACCAGGTATGCCATAGTGCTCCTCTGTAGCACCTGTCATCTTAAAGGTCTCAAACATACAGTAGTTGTTCTCACAACCAAACTCATCAATACCTGATGTGCCTGGAGGAGGAATGACCCAATCAAATCCACGATTAGCAGCAATACCTCTCAGTGCTGCATATTGAAACATCTGGTTGCCAAGACGACCAGACTTACCAAGTTTATTAAAAGATAACATCAGTAACCATACTCCTTTTTCATTTCATTGAATACTTTTGCGATACCATCTTGCATGTTGGTTTTAGGTAACCACCAGTCCGTGATATAATTGTTTGCTTCATTTCTCTTATCCATCTGCACACTATCTTTGGCAAGACCAGGATTAATTTTAACTGGTTTGTCAATTAAATTAAACTGTCCCATGATAATTGCTGCTACATCTTTGATTGATGTTGCATTGAAAGATGTGATGTGCAGAGGGTCTTCTGGTTTAAATTGTGTATAGCACTCCATGATAGTCTCTAATGCCTCACAGCAGTCCTCAGCATAGAGGAACTGACGCTCTTCAGTGCCATCGGTCATCATCTCAAAATCACCCTCTTCAAATCCTTTTTTGATGAAGTCAGTAATGACATGAGCCTTGTCCATATCTTTCTCAATGCCATATACATTCCAGAACTTTACTGTCAGTCCTTTCAGTGAAGTAGTATAGAGTTCACCAACACGTTTCATCACACCATAAGGAGAGTAAGACATGTTACTCATTTGAGATGATGCAAACACAAATCTCTTCTTATATTTTTCAAGATGGTCAAAAACATTTGCCATCAATCTGGTATTGTTGTTGATAAAGTCAAAGGTGTGCTGATACTTTTTCAGGTATCGTGATCCGCCTACATCAAATGCAAGGAAGAATACAAAATCAGCTTCCTTAACACAGTGCTCTAACCAAGTGCTAGGAATAGCAGTCAGGTTATATTGTGGTCCAATATTCTTATCATACTCAATAACTTCGTGACCTTTCTTACGAAGATACTCAGTCAAGTAAGCACCGATCTG